TACTAAGTCAATATTAGGATTCTAACCCAACTAAAGTTGGAGCTTTTACTAAAGCGTAAAGGTCAGTTAAACACTGAGTGTGTTCCGGATGTAAAAATCACGGTATTTTATTTTATTTTAATTTTTATCTTTACGAAGATTAACGGTCATTTATAGATTGAGTATCTTTTCATTTATAGTACGAAATACTCTTGCAATGAACTTAAAGAACACGGCGAATAATAATATGACCTCATTAACGTGAGCCTATCACCAAAACCACCCTAAGACTAATTATGAATAATCGGTTTAAAACCAATTAAACACAAACAGAAGGTGATCAAGGAGATAGACACACGAACTTAACGTTGAGCGCCATAACGAGGTTTTTACCAAAGGAGGGATAACACAAGAACCCACGCCCTTAATTATAAATTAAGGTTAGAGAGCTGAGAGCTCAATCTACGAGTAGAGGGGGCAGACGAACCACGTTGCTGCTCGAAAACAAGTTTCTCACAAGAAACTAAATACTCATCAAGATCTTCAAAGCCTGAAAAAGAACGCAAACCAAAGCAATTAGAAACGAGTATAAAATCTCGCTTAGTGGCTTTTAAATTCTTAAAATCAGCAAAAAAAGTTTGGTCTTGAGTATCAGTAACTCTAACTCGCGTAATATTACTAACAAAAGTAGTACCCTCAACAGGGTTAGTGGTGGAATTGTAAGCAAAATAACTCAAACCGTAGTCATTCTCAGGAACCAATCCAAAAGTGGTCCACGCAATACGAATATTCTCGTTATAAGCACCAAAAACCGAAGTATCCCTAGAGCCTAAGCTAGCGAGGAGATACATATTAGTACCAATAAAGATAAAGTTAGTTAAACCTTGAAAACCCAAGGTATTAGTAGCAACTTGGTAAGAATCAATAACGAAACAAGCGCCACCATTAAGCCTTGGACTAGAAAAAGCAGGAATAGTAACACCTGAATAAACTATAGAGGCAGTAGCCAAGAGGGGCAAATTATTTTTAAAATCAGGATTCGAAGACATACGACCCATCAAATCAATGACGGGTTGAACGGTATTAGTCGGAATACTAGAATTATGACCTGAAAGCCCAGAGGTAACTTCCAACTGAGGCATATAAAATTTAATTTTAAAACGGAAAAACAAATCACCAAAAGCAAAGGGATAAGTAATTGGGACAGGATTAGGAGCAACACTAGTAAACATACGAAAAACCATAGGAATATAAAACTTAAGACCAGGGTCTTGAGGATTGGTAGTAATCAAATTAGGATTGCAAAAGTAATCACCACTACGACCCTTGTCATCGCTACGCTTAGCAATCCAATTACAAGGTTTCATAAGCGGCGTCTCAACGGTACGCATATGGGACCAGGCCTGACGAAGGTTTTCATTAAGATCGCTCAACTGAGCGTCATTGACATCATAATCAAAAGAACCTATAACAAGTCCAGTTTGAGAAGAGCCACCAGAGGGATTAAAAGACATAGTCACCTCGGTGTATTCCCACTTTTCAAAAAGATTGGCAAATTGTTGCAAACGAGTGTCATTGAACAAAGTAGGGTTGAAATTATAAGTAGCAAGAACAGAGCCAGGAGTAAGAAAGCTAGAAGCAGGAAAAGCGACCTGGCCGACATAATCATGTCCCTGAAGGTACATTTCGGTACCATCGGACTTAGTCCGCATATTATAAACCTGAAATCGCTTAGCGTTTTCATAAGAAATTGGGGGTGACTTAGAAATACGAGAACGCTGAACATAAGGTTTTTTATTACCCGTATTACGGGAAATTTGAGCACGTTTGTTACCTTTAACAGTAACGGTAGTACGAACGAGTTTTCTCTTATTATTTATTTTTTTTGGTTTAAGAGTAACCAAATTGTTGTTATTTTTATGTGTAGTTGTCATGAATTAAGTAATTTTAGACACGGTGGTCTTTTCACCAGGAATAGCTAATCCTCCAAGTGAGTGTATTAAGGGCAACTTTTCATAACCAGCATACAAACGCTCAATAGCAATAGAGGGCAAATAACAAGATAAAATATCAATAGGAAAAGAATTTACTTCCATAAGGTGTCGGGCCCAAGCATCGAGAGCAGGGTACTGATCATTAAAAAAAAAAATGATACGCATACCACAAACACGTTGAAACTGAGTTGCAGGAAGTAGGTCAGGATTTTTAACAAAAAGAGAATCCATACACTTACGACCGTCAGCGTGCTTAGAAAGCCAAACACCCTTTGATAAAAAGGGAACTCTTTGAAGAAAAGAAGTATCAGAAAGATTCTGGGACTGAACAAAATCACGAATTTTAAAGCCTCTACCCCCGTAGAAGGCTTCCTTACGAATAGCATCAATCTCAACATCCGTTGAGGAAATGCCATCATCGCCGTAAGCTGAATCCAAAGACTTTACAGCGATTGATTTATAAAAATCCTTAGCAAGAACTGTAGAAGTTTCACTATTATCCTCGCCAGTATTAAATTGCCCAGAACAATTGCCACCCAAGCGAGGGATTAAAAACCCATGGGTGTCAATAAGAGGCGCAAAAGCAACTTGCCTATAACAATGATTAATCCAAAAAGAAGTGATATCATCTGCAAGAAAAGATCGCCAACAAGAAATACCAGCGAAGTAAACAGGGCCAACGGAAGAATCCATAGCAACAATATCTTGAGTATTATGCCATAAAAAGGCATCATGAGACTCAAGAAGAGATCTAAAAGAATGCCCGAACAAAGAAATTCCAATCTTTTGAGGATGCTTATCAAGATTCGCTTTCAAATGAGCATTTTGTTTAGCAAATAACATAGCTTGCATAATGAGAAAGAGAATATGAGGTCCATTAATTTGACGAACACTACCTTGCTCTAATTTAGAAAGTAAACGAATTTCATCAAGTTTAAGAAAACTATTAAAAATGACGCTAGATGATTCGGGATATGTAGCACAAGCGAGCATATAAAGCTCCATCCATTGAACGGGATCATTAAATTGAAGCCATTCACGCTTGCTCTTATACCATAAATTAAAAGGAAATCCAACAGAGGTAGTAAGATCAAATTGCAACAAAGCTTCCATAACAGTAAGCTGATCAGAAGGCAAAACTCCAAAATTTTCCAAGAGCACGTCACAAACGTGCTTAGTACTTTCAGGAGTTGCAGGATCATAAAGACGATCATATTTAGCAATATTACGCTTTTCAGCTTCATAGGAAGGCTGAGGAGTGTCATATAAATTAGGAATATCAAAACCTTTTTTGCGACAAAAGCGATAAAGATCCATATTTCTAACATTGCGCTGCTTTTGAACGGTGAAGCGTTCAGCGCGATAAGAAATAGGCAGATGTGAATAGTAATTAGGATCAGGACAAAAGTTAATTACGGGCATAAAACCCTCGAAGCACATCTGAAAAGCTTCGAGGCCCTCCAACAAAGGAGGGATCGTTAACAGTTTTTTGGAGCGAACCCACTATTACCAGCTTGAGGCTGGGTATTAATGAGACCCCAATTATGAATAGCACAAGGATACATAGAATTACCGTTACTAACCCAAGTTATTAAACCACAAGAGCCTTCAGCAGTAGTAAAATCATAAAAAACCTTGGTTAACAATTTACCTTCTTCGACCTTAAGAACAACTCCAGTTAGAACAGTAGGAGGATCTGAAAAGGGATAGGCGGAAATAGCAACACCTGATTTGGGTGTATGAAAAGGAGGAAGAGGTCGAACATCAGCCACCTTAACGGCAGCGGCACAAGACAACTCAGGACTCTTAGAGTCCTTAATATTAGAACAAGCAATTGAATCTAACTGCTTACCCTTAGAATTCCATACAATAAAATGGTCAACTTTAGCTCGAGTTAACAATTGAACAAAATGAGAATTAAAGAACCACTTTTTACCATCAGAATGATAACGCAAAAAACCATAACCTAAATGCTGACCATCAGGATAAGTAAGGTTAACTTGAAAAGCCTGAACCGCTTCAGGCGTAATAACGGGATTCCAAGCAGCTCCCTCAGCAGGGCCAACATAATCGACACACTGCTCAGGATCCAAACCTTGGCCTTCAAAAGTACCCAACTCAGCGGGTTTAGGAACGTAATTAATAGTACGAATACCATTCAACGCTCTAGGAGCTAAATGTTTTCCACTACCATCAACTGGAAAACTAATGGGTAAAGAACCAGAATTAGGGGAATGCCTATTAGCTGGAATAAGAAAACGGCCAGACTTATACGCTTCTAAACCACGCATCTTTTGCCACATTTCCTTAACCTCATCCCAAGCTAAATATTCAGTTTCCTCATAAACATTAAAAAGCTTCTTCTTGGGATTAGACATAGCAGCATCTAAACTCCCTTGAGAATACTCACCAACATTTAAATGGAGTATAGTACCAAGTGGCTTAACATTAAATTTAGGGCCACCTTTTTTTTGTTGAATACGACTCTCCTTAGCTTTATTCTTAACGCGATCAACGCGTGATCTATCGTTAGCTTTACTAACCTTAGTATGTCGTTGCTTAGTGCCTTCAGAAGCGCCAAGAGGCTCAACAGAAACAGGACGGTTTTTAACCTTCTTAACAACTACAGGACGCTCAACAGAACGAGAACGAGGCCTAGCTTCAAAAGCGGGTTGATCAGGAACTTGGATAGAACCAAAAATAGACTCCTTCTTAACTGCAACGCGCCTACGAGGCTTATTGTTATAAGTGTGAGGAATAGCCGCCTTAAACTTTGAAACATTAACAACCGTTTCAACTATGGGTAATTCCAATAAAGCACTATCAACGGCAACTTTAGAAGCAGCAGCAGCTTGCTCAGAAGATTGAACAAAAGATTGAGATACAACGGGCTTAAGAGGAACACTCTTTTTACCAGACAAGTGGCGAATTGGGGCATCAAGTGAATCACCCAAATAACCAGCAGCCAACCCAATACCGAAGACTGCAAAGAGCATATAATGATACATACTCTTAGTGATCATCTTAAAACTCTTAGCTTGCCAAAGTAAACCTATCATAAGCAAAATAGCCATGGAATTATAAAGAGCCCGTTTACCGTGATTGTAAGCAGTAACCAACAAATCATCGCTTTTAAAAGCATCAAAATTGCCCTCACGAACAGCTTTGAAAAAAGTAAAGATAAAGCGAACACATAAACCACTAGTGGGGCCAACAGAAGCCATAACCATAGGCAAACCTTCCTTTTTAGGAGTTCGAAAAACGGAACGGGTAATCATGTCCTTACAATGACGACACTTCTTATACTTAGTTTGGGTTTGACACCCATCACACATACGAACAGGACACATCAAAAGTAGATTTAAAAGATCAGCCAGCTGAAAAACCTGGCGCTTATCACTACCTTTATTAAGTCTAGCCAAATGGTTTTCATACCCAGTAACAAAAAGAAGAATATCAGCCAAATCATCTTTAGAACCAATGAGAAGACGCCAGAAAGCAATCATCAAAGGAGTCCAAATATAAGTCATATCATAAAAAAGTGCAGCAGGAGACAATTCCCAGCCTAATAAAGTAAGGCTCAAGCCAAAAACGGATAGCCAAGGCACAAAAAAGGAAATAACAACCCAAAAACTGGTAGTCATAACATAAGAAAAACCACCAACACGAGTAATGGAAGCACCGCGTTTATAATAAGCCTTGCGAGACAACTCAACACACCTAATAAAAAGCCCCAGAAGATTTCCAGGGACGGGCACATCAGTAACTAACTCGATAGAAAGCGCAATGGCAGTAGCGTCACTAGCATCTAAATCAAGAGTCCAAGCGAACCACTTCTTAAAAAAAGTGCGAACGCTAGGGACAATCTTAATCCAAAACCTATCAGGAATCATAGTGACAAGAACAGAATACCCAAAGCTAAAGCCAAGAGTAATCCAAGAAAGAGTAAACCAAGCAACCGGTAAACCAAGAGCTGCTAAACCGAGACTTGAGCAAGCCGCAGAAGTCATCAGGATAAGAGTTGCAACAATACCCAAAGGAGAAGCATTAGTATGTGGAAACGCATATTTACGTCCAAACTTACGTGCGGACGAAAAAACAGAAGAAGAAACTTTCTCCACAGGTAAAGTCGCTTCTGGACGAAGTGAAGAACGATCCTTCAATTCAATATATTCCAAGGCAGGAGCATCGGAAACTTCATCGTCGCTGAAAACGCGCTCGATACCGCTCCACAATTTATTGAGGAAGCCGGATTTAGGACCACTTTTTTTTCCCCTAAAAGTCATACCCTCACGAGTACGAGTTGAAAAAGGATTAACTATACCAAGGAAAGTAGATTCACTATCAGTGGTAGCACCTCCAGTAAAACTGGGAGTGTCTTGAACAATTTTATCTTCCACATCGGGAAGAACCGAACTAACTGATTCGGATTTAGTGTTTGTA